GTCTTTCGGCGGAGAAAATGGCTTTTTAACTTCTGTCGCTTTAACCTGTGGAGTTAATGTAGTAGGTTTTTCACCCCTTAACGGTCTTGTTGGGTCTCCTGCTATTTCCACATTGCCCCTAGCCTGTGAATATGGGGAAGGTTCTGGAAGCATTAAAGGTTCATTTGATTTAGGCAATGGCTTTTGATATTTCACTGGAATTTCTGCGCTGACTTTCGGACCTCTTGCCATAGTATCGGGCAATGGTAAAATATTTGGTTCTCGAAGCTGTGGGAACTTATAATTGTCTACCGCTTGTCCTGCTCGCTTTGCACTTTCTTTGAACATAGCCGATTTATTTGTTGCCTTACCTATGCCGCCGCCAAGTATGCTTCCCCATAATGTACCTTCTAACAATCCTTTACCTATTCCCTTAACCACGTCCTGACCTGTTCTATTTGCGTTAAATCCACCTTCCACACCGCCCATTAATCCGCCTTCAATAGCACCTGTTGCCGCCATTCCTGTAACTCTAGGTAATGTTTTCAGTGCCAAACCTAAAGCAGTTCCGCCTATAGCCTTAGTCAACCCTGCCCCAGGTATTGCGTACCCTACCATTTTGCCTGCAAAGTTTGTATAAGGATTTTCAGCCGCAGCCTTTTCAGCATCTTGATATATATTAGGCACTTGCTGTTGACCGAATATATTTCTTTGAGATTCCGACTGGATTTTTAGCATTGTAGGCATAGCACCAAGAGAAGCCGCATCACCCAAACCATAAGCAAAAGACCCAACTTTACTTCCAATAGTAGGCAATGGAGTTTTATTAAAGCTTTCTAAATTCCTTCTTGCCTGTGCCTGTTCTGGTGTTTCTACTCCTGATACGATGGGTCTTCCATCGGCAGGATTAATATTCATAACTGGATTCATTACGGCAGGTTTTTTCATAAACTGTTCAAATGCTGTCAATGGTTTTGGAGCAATGCCCAAAGAAGAAACCAATCCCGAAAATGGTTTAGGTTCTATTTTTGGACTTGCCGCAACAGAACCTAACATAGAACTAGACGGCTTAACCTGTGGCGATGGAGGGGGAGGGGCAACGACTATAGTTTTTTGTGGCAATGGTTCAGCCTGCCTTTTTGCGCTAGGCTGCTTTTCCTGCTCCATCCTTTTTGTTATAGCATCATAAAGCGACATATCCACACCCCCTATCTGTAGCCCATTAATCCAGCTAGATTTGTATTTGTTTTTGTGGCACTGTAGGTATCTTCATCAAAGTTCCATTTCCTAGATAATAAGTCTATAACATCTTTAGACTCGCCCCTTGATATAAGCTTTTCCATGTAGTTTGCAAACTTAGTATAGTCAAGTCCGCCATCTTTGCTGTACATTTCATCGGCTATAACTGCGCTATAGTCTTTTACTCTGTCGTTTTTTTCTTTAGTGCTATCACCGCTAGACTCTTTGTAATAAGGCTTATTAATATCATGCTGAGTCTTTTGCCTGTCTAACTCGTATTTCCTATCTTCAACTTCCCTCTTTCTTATTTCTTCTTCTTGCTTCTTCTTTGCCTCGGCCAGACTAGCAATCTTACCCTGTCTTGCCATTTCAAGATAAGGTATAAGTTTATCATCCTCACCATCAAGCGTTTCTGTCCTTCTATTAATCTCTGCCTGATAATTGTTGCTGTATTGGCTAATATTCTTAATATCATTCTGAAACATATTGCTTTTCTTGTCGGCCTGTGCCGTTTTAAGATATGATACTTCCCAATCGTTAGAAGGGTCGTTATCGCCAAGGACATCGTTAATTCTCTGCTGATAATTTCCAGAAAATTGACTGATAGTATCCACATATTTTTTGATTCTATCTGCTTCGGCTTCTCCTGCTGACTTACGCTCTTTTTCGATTTGAGAAGGAGTTTTGGTATATTCACCCGTAGCAGGGTCAAGAACCATTCCCATTTCACCATATCTCAAGTCTTTCTGTTGCTGTTCAAATCTACTATCATTTTTCTTTTCAATTCTTAATGCTTCTTCTCTTTCTTGCTTTGCCTTTAAAGCGTTCTGTAAGTTAGTAGCATAGGAATTTTCAGCATTTGCAATTGAATTAGCTTTGTTCAGCAAAGATTCTCTTTCCATCTCTGCCTGTTTTGCCATTTGAGAAGCAACATCAGCATCATAAGCACCTTCTAAATTTCTTGACTCTTGCTCAAGATTCCTAACATAATCATCCTGTGTCTGGTCTACTTCTGCCATTTGCTGTGAAGCACCAGTATTTACATCCATCTGAGTTGTCAGGTTATCGCCGCCCATAATTCCCTGTGCCGCTAATATTTCTCTTGCTCTTGCCAAATCCTGCGCTCGTCTAACATCAACTTGCTCTCGTTGTGGCTGAAACTTATTCCGTGCACCAGATATACTTGAAGTTATAGCGGATTTTCTTGAATCAAGTATAGCTTTAAGTCTTGCAAGCTCCGAAGCTTTTTGCTGCTCTCTTAATTTTTTATCCTCATCATAAGCAGTATTAGTTTGAGTAATAGCTCTATTCTTTGCACTCTCAGCCTCTTTAATAGGGTCATACTCTGGTTGTTGTGGTTGATTTTGTTGTTGAGGTTGCTGTTGGGGTTGAGTTTGCTGAATCTGATTTCCCATTGGTGAAGGTGGTGGATTCATAACAGGATTAGTATTACTAATACCGTTACCGATGCCAGCCTCGGCGGCTTTTCTTATAGCATAGTTATTTGTAGGGTCGCCATATGGGTCATATGTCATATCTTTTGGCTGTGCATAGTTGTTGTTAGGGTCGCCGTATGGGTTGTAATATGGTTTTGCCATAGTCTACACCTCCATTATGTTATTTTCTATCCATTGATTATTTTCAAAAGTTCTTATGTATCCAGTTTTTGCATCTGGTGGTCTTTCTGTTGTTGAATTTGCTGGAACTAACCAAACCTCACGTCCATGCTTTTTATCAAGAGGCGAAAGGTCAGCTAGCCCTTCTCCCATATATTCTTTGGTAATTGGGTGATAATGATATATTTTCACTGTATTTCCTCCTAATATTTGATACAAGCCAATAAAGCTACGTTTTTTACTTTTGTTTCAGTTGCTGAACCATTATTATCGGTTGTGCCTGTGTGTGTATGGGTTCCTGCATTTCCTGTAGTAGTTGAAGATGTAGTATTCACAGGCTGATTATTACCATTGCCAGAACCATAAACGCTAGTATTATATTGGCTATATGTATGATTATGATCTCCATTACTTGAAGTAGTAAACGTATGACCATGAGCCTTAATATCATCGGCCTGATAACTACCAAATACACGACCTGTATCATATCCTCTTCCATCATCCCATCCACGAGGGAAAACGCCTCTCAAGTCTGGCAAGTTGAACGTAGTCGAACCATCACCAACCCCAAAAGTTGTCCCAATAGCTGTGAATAAACTAGCATATGCACTTCTACTTACAGCAGCACCATTAGCTTTTAAATATCCTGTAGGAGCTATTGACATAGCAAAGTATTTGACTTCGCCAACATTATAAGAATTTATAGATACCAATTCATTTATGGCAGCTACAAGATTTGTTTTTGCGGATGTTGTTAAATTAACAAGCAACCCACACGTTGATGTTAATGTTGACAATATTTCGTTTATTGCAGCAACAAGAGTTGTTTTTGCCGTAGTTGTTAGGTCTGCCAATAATCCTGTTTTATTTGTGGTGGCTAGTTTATCGTTCGTTATACTTCCATCAGGAGGAAGAGTTCCTGTACCTAGACCTAATATGTAATCGAACAATCCCTTTACCGTAGTGGCATAAGGTGAATTGATACCGATATTGCTTGCCCCATCGTCTGTATTATTATTTTTCAGCAAATAATCTATCAAATTATTAACACGTTCCCTTAAATCATCAGGATACTCGTCAAACTTTGCCTTTAAAGCGTTAGTTGTAGCTAAAACTGGTCTATCATCTAGTGATTGTATAGTCGTTACGGCGTTTGTATCTTTAAGTGTGTTTATATCGCCCATCTATACCACTCCTTTACACATATTTTTGTGGTGCATGAAGAATACCAATCTCCGTTATTCCCAAGCCTTCGCCTGCTTCGTTGTTTACAATTTCAATCTGAAAGTAAACTGTGCTATTTTCGTTTATTCTAGCTGTCTTTGTTTGTGGAAGTGTGAAGCTTTCAAACGAGAAGTTGCTAAAATCAAGCGTGTTAAAATCAAATGATACTAAATCAATCTCTTTAACATACTTTGACACCTTCTTGTCAGCCGAATAATATATCTTTGCACTACTTATGCTGTACGGCTTTAGCGTGATTATTAGCCTGTCAATAAGCTTTTGGAAGTCTCCACGTTTTAGGTTGAATACTTTACTTTTCCAGTAAGAGTTTATAGCCGCACCATCATCATAGAAAGCACCAACATCATCAACTTTCTTGAACTTATATACACAGCCGCAGTCACTCGCTCCAAAGTAAAGGTAGTTACCTTCATCGTAGAAGCAAGAAGCCTTTATGTTGTTCCATATGAGCCATTCTTTAGCGGCATAGTCATAAACATACGTCTTTCCAGAAGGAAGGCATATATAATACTTCTTATCAAAGTCATACCCCACAGCATCATCAAGGTTAGCTTCATTCAACAAATCCTCGTCAATATTCTCAGACAAATGCTTCATGTTACGCTCGTCTCTTACCTGTCCTTGAATAAGCTGATACACGCCTTTATTTGATACAAACGTTGGGTTATTATCAAGGATAGCTAAACTATTCTTTGCATATATACCCACAGTATCATTTATAGGCTTTGTGGTGTATTGAGCCGTTCCGCCGTTAATCTCATATGCCATTGTATAGGTCGTGCTTTCCTTCACAATAATAAGCGTGTCATATTGCTTTGCAACGTTTAAAATTGATTCGTTATTTGCTCCAACAAGGGAATATGTGTTTTCGGGAAAGTATGTCGGGTCTGCATATCCTGCCGAAGTTAAACTTGACCTATAAACTATATTCTTCAACGTTGGGTGTCCGCTCACTAATACTCTAGTATCGTTTGTACCACCAAAGAATATTGAAAGCGTACACTTAATTATTTTTTCTTTCCTTGTTGTGTAATCGTCCCATGTCTTATAAGCCGTTATTACAACGTTATTTGTTCCACTTGCAGGCGCACCGTGCGGAGAAGTTCCCGCCGAAAAGTTTACTGTTCCATTCGTCCTATCCACGGTAAAATGTGTGCCTTCGGTTTTTGCTACGCCACCAATGGTACACGTTACGGTCGTTGAAGCTAATCCTGCATAACTTAGTGTATAAGTTGTGGATGAACCGTTGCCCGAAAATGAATCTTTAAATCCCGTACCAATCAAATTTAATTGTTCGTTTGCCGTGCCTCCACCAGTAGGAGCACGACCTAGCGTTATAGTTGGAGCGTATGCGTTTGCACCAGTCATGTCGGATACAGTAGTTCCATTGTATGAATAATATCCCGTACCATCCATAAAATAGAAAATATCATTCACTTGAAATGTTGTTGGAATGGTATCAGCAAGACCAGTGTAAATAAGTGTATTTGTGGTGTCAGTCCATTTGTATAGGCTTCCACCTTGAAACATAAGCCTTTCTATATTGCCATCACTTTTACGATATAAAAAAAGCCCCTTAACGGGGTTATCCTCTGTTCCACTTGTCCAAGCCGCACTTGACCACTCACCATCAGCCCAAGTATATGCACCAAGTAGCTTGTCAAATAAAGCATAATACCCCGTGCGTTTATCCAAAGCAAACTCACTATCAAGCAGGAAATTTAGCATATCAGGGCTTTGCCCATCATCAATCTGAGAAGGGGTAACACTTTTATTTACCCCTTTAAACTTATTCACCTTAAAATTCAATCTTTGTGGCGGTCTAGCCGTTTGCAAAGGTATAGCCATGTTACCACCTCGCTAATGATTTAACTTTTTTGCTTGCACCTTTTCTGTCTCTTATTTTTTCAAATCCTTCATTGAAAAGGTTTAGCCATGTAATACTTGACGAATCAATCTCAATATTCAAATAGTGATACGCCGCATAGTAACATATAATGGTATCGTCAATTTGACCTTCTTTGAACTCTGGCTTATCCGTTAAGTCTGATAACACAGTCGGAACATATGTATAGGTTATTTCATACGTTGTTCCACTTGTACCATCAGGAATACGAATTACATCATCATCCATGAACTCAAACCGATAATTCAAGTTATCATAGTTGATTTTCTTAATCTCTAAGAGAGTCTTTGTTAAATTGCTTGTGTCATACTCAAGGTTACTGTCTAGCGTTATATCCTGAGTATAAGAAAGACGGTACTTCTCTTTGCATATTTTCTCATATGCGTAGTTGATACCGTCCTTAATTTTATTAACTATATCTAAGTTTTCGCCTGTATATGGAGACGCTCCAATCTCTCGTCTCGTATACATGGCGACCTTGTCAATCATTTGTTGAAGGGTTAAGTTAGCCATAAGTCACCCCCATTAGTTAAAGTGTAGTACGCATTTGCAAAGGACGTTCGTGCCAGAATTTTGGCTTTCAATTACATGTCCTATTTCCTTAAAGTGTGTATCTGTTGCGATTGGAGGACTTCCGCTTGGTGCCGTTGCGATAAATCTTCCATCGGTATCAGCACACAAGGCAATATATCCCCTCGTTGCCGCCGTAGAATCCTTTAATAACACCTGTGCAATTCCTGCGACTACCACCCAACATTCTGCCGCATCAGCTATACCGTTTTCATACACAACGCCAATTGCATCATACTCATTCGCCTGCAATATAAAAGCATTATCTGTTCCAGTTGCCGCAGATACGACCGTACCCTTAACGCTTGTTGTACCTGTTTTGTTAGTTAGTTTAATAGCTAATCCACCTTCAGCGGTAAACTTAGTTTTTGTTGCAGAAGAAAAAGAGCCACCCTCCAAAGTGGTGACTCTTGCTTCTATTGCTACATCGTTCGCTAATAGTTTATCATCATTCCCATCTATCTTAGGCTTGCTTGTGGCTAACATAGTATCAGCCGTTATATCCTCTACACTTGAATTTACTAATGCCATATTCTCACCCCACTATTATCTGTTATGAGCAACATAAATATAATCAATGTCCACAACTCTGCTTGTCGTAGTTGTTGCGTTGGCTACTACTGTGGCATATAGATTTACACTAGGAGATATGCCTGTTATTGTAAGAGTCCTTACAAGTGAACCATTAATGTAATATCTGATTGTGTTCCCATCAGAGTCTACTTCTATTCTAAGCGTCTGGTATGTATCAGCTACAGGAGCAATACCCGTCAAGTCGCTATCTTCATCAACTGTATCTCCGTCAACCGAACATGCCATCCATTGGTCTGTTGTTTGAGCTGTGTCATAAACAAAACAAGCCGCATCAGTAGCAACCGCTGTTATTGTTGAGCCCGATATTGTGAATGGTTCTTCGAGAGATGTACTGTCAGTAAAGCCTGCATTTACCGAAACAGTTGTAACGGCTGTGTTAATTTTTAGCCTTGTTTCAAATACTAACCCACCAGAATCAGCTTGTACAGGAACAGCACATACTATTTGACTTCCATCATCAGAAAGCGTACCTGAGTTGTTGCCCGTGGTCAAACGAATTACGCCTTCTTCTGCTGCCGCTACTATAACAGGGTCTGCCGCTTGTGCATCATTACCTTTATTAAAAGCCCAAGGCGTGTCTGCTTCTGTTATTGTCTGCTGTAAGAAATCGTCAAATATTTCAAACTTCCTTGACGGCAACTTACTCAAACCCGTAGGGAGATACTCTTCCATTTGCGCAAATACTGCATCATATTCCACTGTAATTTCAATTGTTGACGATGAAGAAGCAGCTGCTACTGTAAATGTTTTTAGGTTAATGCCTGCAAAGCTTTTTGATTCACCTACGCCTACTGTAAGTACATTGTTTACAGAAAAGCTAACGGTTACATTTTCGCTACCTTCATTTGCGATGATTACATTTCTTGCCGCATATGGCAATGTAAATGTTGTTGCTGTGCTTGATACTGTGCCTTGAAAGAATTTTTCGATATTCATAGAAAACCCTCCGTTTATATTTTATTTTTAGTTCCATTAAAAGCAAAATTTTATTGGGATTATTGAGTTCTGATAAACCCTGCAATTATATTTGCAAGTCTTACTTTACCTGCTGCGCTATGATGTAGTCCATCTCCAAAATATGCCGCTTTCATAGATGCGTTTTTTGGATTCATGCCACTTATATGGTATAAGTCCAAGCATGGTATAAGAAATTTAGCACATACAGCTTGTATAGCAGCAGCGTATCCTTCGACATTTCCAGCAGATTCACGGGGAGTCGTTGTCATCCCAAATATTAATGCAGATGGATATTTTGTTATTAAACCATCAACGAGAACATTTAATGCTCCATAAAAACTTGTGGTTACTGCATCATTTATTGTTCCAAGATTATTAATATATGGTAGATCATTTAACCCGCCATTAAATGCAACAATATCCGCATCGTCATCCATATCCGTATATCTTGTAACCATCGGATTATTTTCTCCTGTACCTGTTCCAACTGTAGTACCAGATATACCATAATTTCTGCAAACACTTAATCCTAGATATTGTCCAACCAAAGTAGGAAAAGCAGTACCAGCGGTTTGATTTCCAGCCGTTATGCTATCACCTAAAAAGTTTGCTTTTTTACCTAGCCATCTATTGCCTGCTAATGTTAATTGTGATGTATTTAATTTAAGCCAGTCTAAATCAACACCATATGGAACTGTAATAGCTGGCAATGTGTCACCTTCAACTATCATAGCATCAGCCGATATAGTTGTTGCTGTTCTAGTCACTCCATAGCAGTTTATCCTTATATATGCTGTTGTTGATGTAGTTGTAAAAGTTGTTACTGGATGAGCTGAATTATCGTTTATATTTGCTAAATAATTATCATTTTTATCATACATAGAGCCATAGTTTACACTTGAGCCAACAAGACAACTCATAGTATATTGAGTGCTAGCTTTTACTGGTATCTTTGATGATATGTAATAACTATTATTAGAATATAAATTTCCACTAGCAGTATATTTATTCTCGGTAATATTTGGAACTACTTGTTCTGCTCGATTAAGTAAATTGTAATTAGAAGCCCCTTTGATATTGATTGGATACACAGTGTTTTCTGATATGTCACTATTAGTAATAGATTTTAAATCATACTTCAATTTTTCTATAGCCACAAAAATCACCTCCTAGGTTAAATTAGATATTTCAGTGTCGCTTAAAACCCTTGAAAATAGCATCCACTTTTTAAAATAAGTAACATTATGCCCATAAGCTATTGCACTATCTCCACTCGCCTGTTCTAAATTTCCACTATTTACAGTTTCGTCAGAGTATGAAGTCCCATCATAAAATCCTTCAACAGCAGTTCCATTTCGAGTCATAGCTAATGTATGGTAGTCGGTGTTAGTTCCTTGTTTCAAAAGTTTATCTGTACTCGCTCCACCAGAAGGATAAACGTCAAGCTTGTATTGGTTTACTGTAGTTCCATTTTGAGAGACTTTAAATCCCTTGCTTGTAGTTCCACCATTAATATTGGCATAAATAGCGTCGCCATAGTTATAAGAGTTAGGCTTTATTTTCATCAGAATTGTAAAATTTGCAGTTAATGCAGCCAACAACCCAGAAGCATTAAGTCTTCTTGAAACTGTATGAAAAGATACACCAGCATGAACAGCCCCGCTTTCATATATTCTAGGCATATTACCAGATGTAGCCTGAACAGCATCTCTCCCATTTCCACTTTGGTCGTACCACTTAGATACATATCCAGATGTCCCCGAACAAAATGTACTTAATGCAGTTGTGTCGAGATTATCCCCAGAAAATCCTATATCTTGTTCGGTCGAATCAGATGCTCTCCAAACCCTCATACAACTTCCTGTATAATCTGATTTTTCTTTAACCATTGAATATATAGCCACCACATTATCCCACTGACCTACCGTTGCTGGTCGAGAGGGTATTACGCCAAATTGTGATAATAACATATCATATCCCCCTTTTTAAGCAGCTACTAATGCGCCTACAAGCAACCACTCATTTGTTGCAATCTTTTTAAGAGTAGCACTTGTATATTGTGTTGAAATTTTTAATTTACCAGTATCACTATTAATGGTGACACCTCCTGCTGCTTCTATAGTTACAGCTCCTGCCCCATATTGAACTATTGCAATTTCTACGCCAACATCAAACGCTACACTTGCATTTGCCGGAACCGTTACCGTCATAGCTGTTCCTTTCGTACATTTTTGTAGTGTATTTGCATCAGTAAGTGCCAACGTATAACTATCAGATTGAGTAACAGTATTATATACACCATTAGTTCCATCAGCCCCATCGGCACCTGCTGATCCCGTAGCACCTGTTTCTCCTGTTGCTCCCGTAGCTCCCGTAGCTCCTTTAATGTTTGCTACAGCAGAACCCCAAGTACCGCCAGACTTAAAGTATACATCGCTGTTAGATGTTCTTAAATAATAATCTCCATTGCTACCTGTTTCGTCAGATGGCACACCAGACCCATTGTACCAAGTTGCACCTGCCGCTCCAGTTGCTCCGGTTTCGCCTGTTGCTCCTGTAGCGCCTGTGTCACCTTTTTCTCCTTTTATAGTTGCAATTGGACTTCCCCACGTTCCTGCCGCTTTAAGATACACATCTCCAGTTGCAGTTCTAAAATAATAATCCCCGTCGTTTCCACTTCCATTGGCAGGTGTGCCCGATCCACTTAACCATGTATTTGTACTTCCAGTTGAATTTACAACATTTGTTGCCTTAAAGTAATGTATAGTGACCTTGTCATTTAATGAAGCTCCTGAAGTCAACGTTGCTTTGATTTCAGATGTTTTTGTATAACCAACACCTACGGTTTGAATAACATTATTAACGATAACCATAAATAAACTTCCATTAGTATCACTAAGCGTAAATTCTGTTTGTCCTGCTGTAGCCGTAAATGTTTCAGATTGTATATTTCCAGCAAGCGTATTTCCGCCGCCTTCTTCGATATCTGTAACTCTTTCATCTATGCTTGTCACTTCTGCATCTATGGCATTAGCCTTAGCATAAGCCGCCTTGCCGATTATATCTCCCATTAGTCCACTTCCTTTCTATCAATATCCCAATAAAATTGGAGTTTCATTTGCTTATGCTACCGCCTTGCCTTTTACAGTAACATTTCCGCCAGATACTGCCGTTAAATCCATCACAACCGCTTCTATGCCTGTAACATCAAACACCCAATATTCGCCCGTTCCAGTTGTGCTTGTGCCTGAAGCCAAATCGGATAATCTAAACCCCAACAAAGCAGTAAGGTTGCCGTCAATATCTTTTGCATAGAATGTGACGGTTCTGCTTGAACTCGTGCCTGTGATTTTAACTGTAAGTGTTGTAGCTCCACCCACAACGTATTCATTTCCGTTTCCAGTGCTTGTAGCCGCATTGTGAAAAGTATGATTAAAAGTTGTTTTTGTTCCCACTAGTAACACCTCCTATATTCCATAAACTTCTTTGATTAATGGTTTGCGTATATCTTGAGCCATCTGATAATATAAATCGCTAGCCTTTTTTTCATTGTCCAATTCTCGTTTCTCATTTGCGTTGTCAACCTCTTCCAAAATATTTCCATTTTCATTAATCCAGACAACCCTTCGGATTTCTTCCACTTCTTGACGTGTAAACCCATCAACTGGAACTCTGCGAAACAATACATCCTTATGGGATATGCAGTATTCCTCAAAAGCCACATCAAAAGTAACGTCAAAGTCTGGACTAATTTCTTTCATGATTCTTTGCTTGTCTGCCAATTCAGAAAATTCAACCATCTTGCGTCCCTCCATAAAATAAAAAGAGGGGAGTTATCCCCCCTGTTATTTACCAATTGCCATGTATCTAGCGGTTATACTTGATAAGTCTGTTGTGGATGTTGTTTCAGTTCCACCGCTCGTATAAGACATTATCTTGTTATTTGTATAGTCAAACTCGTATCTATAACCGCTTGCATTAGTAAAGGTTATAAAATCAATTTGACCCAATCCTAATGAAGCTGGAGTAATGCTCTCGCCTCCCGTGGCGTAGGATGAGTCCAATACTACTGTCCCGTATACTATTTTTCGGTTAATTGTTTTGTCTCTTGAAGTAATGGTTGCTGTTGCTGCCATAATAACACTTCCTCTCGTCTAAAATAGAAAAGGGGCAGGAATCCCCACCCCGTTATTATTATTGATTATGCACTAGCCTCTGCCAAATCGCCAATCTTAGCGAAAGCATTTCTTGACATACAGCCAAGCTCGCAATAGTCAAACATTACTGCTTCGTATGCGTCATAGCCTGATACTCTGGAAAGAATAGCTCCATCCTCTTCCATCCAAGTCATGCCCTCTGGATTAACTTGGAACCATTTAATCATTGATTCATCAAGCATATACAGTGTATTAGCTTGGCAATCCTTATCAGCAAACATCGGCAAACCGTTATAAGTGAGTGCGTCAAATCCGCCGTTAAACTTCTGTGTGTTCTGGTAAATCTTTTGAGAAGTCAACAAAGCCTGATATGCACGCCTTACTCCATGTGATGTGTACATAGCAGATATTTTACCGCTGCCTGCTGTTTCAACATCATCAATAACCTTTTGGAGCAATACTTCACTAATAGCTCTATTTACTGAGCTGTTAGTATTAACTGTAGCAACCCACCAAGGATATGTAGCAACTGCAAGTCCATGCAATCCACCAGAGATAGGATCTGTTGTTGCGCAAATGCCAGACAATCCCATGATTTCCTGATTTCTTGACCCTGCAATATACACGCTGTGAGAAGATGAAGTTGTAACATTAGCGGCTACTGTGAATGTAGTTGCAGAAGCAATTGTCAAAATTGTTACTGCATCACCATTAGTTACAGCCGCACCAGATGATGTATCTCTTATATCAATAACCATACCAGCCCTAAGGTACTTGGTAGAAACTACAGTAACAGTGGTAGCATTGGAAGTGGTTCCGCACAATGTCAATGCTCCTGTAGAATCACCATAAAGCATACGGTTAATCATTGATTTTAGGTCTTTTGTTACGCCCTTCATTTCACTATCTACCGCACGAAGGAAAGCACCTTCATTGGCTCTTGCGGCTTTGATAGCCTGTCCAGACAACTGGATTCTACCATAGATGTGTTTTTGTGGAACGATTGCTTCTTTGTATGCCTGCTGCCCTGCTGTTGGAAGTGCGGCGTTTTCTGCTCTTGCACCAACACCCTCGTTTCTTCCGTAGTGCAGAGGAATAGTGAAATTTTTACCCATTACGGATTCAGAATCCTTTTCAACTCTGTTAAGGATTATAAGGTCATTGTTGATTTGCTCTCTTACAGGAGCGATGTATTGATTTTTCAAAATTGCACTAAGGCTAGTTAATGAAGCTGACATGTTCATCATCCTTTCGATTGTAATTTAGTTTATTTGGCTATACCTCTCAGGTACGCCATTGCTTGTTTTCTTGCTTCTTCAAAGGTTTTTGGTGTACTGCTACCACTTAAAACGGCAGTATTGCCACCGCTTTCTACTGGAGCATTGCCACTCTTAACCTTTTCCAAATACTCTTTGACTGCTGTTTGTTTTAGGCTTTCGTTGTCTGGCTCTTGATACTTTTGGTCAAGTACGAGTAAACGTGCCGTGTTAAGGTCAACGCCAAATTGATTAGCAACCCCCATGATTTCGTCACGATTGGCATTAAAAAAAGAACCCCATCGGGAGTCCTTTGACAATTCCTCTGCCTGCCGTTGCATCAATTCTTTTTGCTCGTACTTGCTTAGTTTATCGAGTGCCTGTTGTGCGGTCTGTTTGGACTCAATTATTTCTCGGTACAAATCGGGGTCAATGTTTTTGTCCTGTGCCTCATAATAACGGTCAACATCTTCCCAAGAGTTAATCCCTTGGTTGCCATATTGAGCCTTTAATTCAGCCTCAGTTTTAACACCCAAATTATTGTACTTTGCAAAATAATTAAAATCCCTTTCAACTTGTGCCGCTTTTTGTTCTGCCGCTTCCCTTGCCCGTCTCATTTCGGCAAATGCGGCATTTGTTTTGTCATCCTGCATTGGTTTCGACTCGGCGGGGGTCGAACTATTGTTTACGCCTGTATCCTGTGCAGGAGTATCGTTTGATTGTGTGCTTTGGACGTCAGCGACTTGTCCACCGTTTACGCCTGTGTTTTCCATTCCATCCATTGTTTATCAACCTTTCTGGATTTTTCCGCTATCCCTGCGAATATACTATGTTAACTACTACTTGCCACCTTTTTTGCCACCTTTACATTTGCCCACCTGCGCCACCTCCCGACATATACTCGTCAATGATGCTTGGGTCGTCCTGTATCATTTGCAACTCATTATCATCCAAACTGTCTGCAAGCTCCGATATTGGAATGTTGCCCTGTCCTGCCCCTGCTCCCATCGGCACGCTTTGAGAGAGTAGCCAATTTTGATGCTCTACAACATGGGCATCAATAATCTGCTGTATCTCTGGCGGTAGCTCGGTATATTGTCCTTGTTTACGGAATTTATTATGTTCATTAATATGTACTTGATGGTTAAAGAAATCACGTGTAAGCGGTGACATATCGCCCATAGTCCATTTTGTCTGCTCGTCTGCCGCTTGATTTATATCTATCTGTATATCATCATACATGTAGTCGGTCATTCCCATTTCAAGCATTTTCAATATCAAGCTTCTATCGGTCTGTGGATTCAACACGCTGTTTGCAATCAAGTCAAACACATACTGCTGTTTCGCACTCTTATTAGTCGCAAACATTGACCCTTCTTGAACACGTACCGTTGTACTGGTCAAGTCGCTACCCTTGAACGTTACCGCCTCAACTTTATTATCAATACCTACAACGTTTATAGTACGCTCTAAATCATACTTATATCGAATAATCTTGAGCATATAAGACATATAAGCGTTTTTACAGTCAATGAAGTTTTGTATAGTAGGTCCAATTTTTGTATCGTCTTGCTCCTGCAAGAATCGAATCGCAACGCCACTTTTTACTCCTGCGGGAGTTTCCCCATGACTTGACTCGCCTTGACCGCTTATAAAGAAAAATTCGTCAATACACTGTTCAATATTCTTGTAAACATCTACTCCAATCGGTGCTACATTGCTTTGTTCTGGTTTTGCAAATCCCTTGATATATTCCACAACTTGTCCAGGCTCGTCCGTTATATCATCAATAAGGCTTTCAGCCTCGACAAGCCACTTAGGATTACACATAAGGTTCTTGTGTTCGATTACTTGACTACGGCTCTTGTTATATTCCCTTTGAATCGGTATAAGCTGTTCAACTGTCGTTGTCCCTGCCACTCTTCCTGGTACTTCGATATGGATAAAGGGGAAGAACGGAAGTTCCCTTTCGGTCGTATCCTCATCACCAAAGCCAATGTCTTCTGCATAATACAATAACTTATCTTGGCAATAAGTAGCTCTTACACCTTTAGGAAATTTCTTTGTCGGACGTTCCCAGTATTCGCATACCATTGCGGCATTTTCAACCTTTTGCATGTTAGTGCTTGCAAATCCCATATTAAGGCTACGCAGTTTACTATCAAACACATTAGTTGACATTATATCCTTTTGTGCTTCTACTTCAACACCGTATTCTTCATAAATTGCGTCAACGTTTTTGACCTTTTCATGAACAAACCAACGCACATCTTTCCATTCGTTAGCCGCCATGTCCCACTTGCAGTCAAAAGGGGAGACAACAACCGTATCAATATCACCTAGTCGTATAGGCTTGCCGTCTAAATCTGGTATCTCGTCACCTTTATTCTTATTCCAAAAAGGCTTCATAAAACCGATAGAGGCAACCAAACCCCACATAATCATCTTTTTGTCAAGTCCATGAAGCTTTAGTTCATAATCAAGCCACTGACAAACCTTATCGCCCACTTTTGCCGACCTAACGTCGTTATCGTCAGTCGAAGCAGGGACAACCTGGCATATAGGCTTGTTTTTGGTTATCTTTGCAAGCTCAAGTCTCGTGATTGGCTGTATCCTATTGGCAGTTATACGCACTTCCCACGGTTCACGTGGAGGCTCAATCAACTGATTTGTTGCCGTATCAGCCGTTACCCATTGCCGTCCTGTATAATAAGCCATATTTAAAAACCACTGTAGACGATAATCATCCATAGTGGTTTTCTCTACCCTATCCCGTATATAGGCAGGCACCTTATTTATATTATCTTCTTTGACTTTAGCCAAGGTTTACACCTCTTTCCCGCACTTTCTCGCATGTGCTAAAAATTCGCCTTTGTTTTCAAACTCGGAACCACATTTTTTACAAGTCCCAACGATTACCTTTGCAGGCTCTTCGGTAACCTCTACAGCTTCAACATCTTCAACCTCTTCAACCGTTTCAATAACCGACTCATATTCCTCGACCTTTGGCTCATCCTCCGTCAGCTCGTCTGGATGCAGGCAACCAATTATAAATCCTGTCTCCTCTTTGACTTCCTCTGCCACCGCAGGCAGATATGTAAAGCTTTGGTCAATCACCCTAACCTTAGTTATCGCTTCTGGCACATCATCAGCCGCTACAAAGTGCCAATGTTCGCCAAATCCTGCTTTGTATAGTTTTTTCATAATCCATTATCCTCCTATAACCATATGGGTTTTTGCTTCTCTTCCTTTTCAGGCTTCGCTTTTGGCTTATCCTCGAACTTCTTATATTCCACGTAGTCATTAGCCTGTATTCTGTCAATCAGTTTCTGTCGTTCTTGTTGTATAAAAAATTCCCTGTATCCGATAAATACAAGGAATAGCGAACATATTATTATGTATCCTGTCAAAAATACCACCCTTTCGTTTTTTTCTTACCCTTACTCTTGATTACTTGCTCCATCTTCTTTTGTATCTTGTGTTCCATAGATGTTTCGGGGAATGGACTTTGCTCCGGCTTCTTTGGCTCTTTATATCGGAATCCTGCTATTATCTCATCCTCTAAAGCATAGCGACACATGTCAATTGAATGGTTGTTCTTATCGGGATATTCACTCTTCCAGTTACCATTAGCGTCCTGTTCAAGTTCATACCCTAAAAACTCTCTAGCAGTATTGGGACACCGTTCATCATCAATTATTATTTCCTCTAAGTCAACCAAAAACTTAATACCATAATCAATCGAATCAGGACCTTTTTTGGCAGGAAATACCCTCAACCCATTCTGCAACATTTCGCCTATGCTTTTAGGTTCTGCGCTATCAGCAGTTACGGCTTTATTTGATTTGTTTTCAGTTTTAATGTGCCGTATTAACTTCTCGTTACTTAATCCAACCTCGTGCAGCTCGTGAAATATGTACAACCTCTTGCGTTTGCGGTCGAAATGCATTGTCCCGTAGTGGCAAGGGTCAATAGCATAACCAAAGTCAACGCCACGCTTCAAGTGGTCAAACCCTGCTATTTCATCATCGGTTATTGGTCTAATCGTTACATTGTGGAATATCTCACCACCCGTTCCGACTTCTTCGCCCAGGTACTCATGTCTATATGCTAATTCATTTGTCTGTTTAAGATGTTCAGCCTCGACAATAAACTGATTGCCAAGCCATTCCTTTGGAACTTCTAGATATGTTGAATGATGTACTAGCCTGTCAGCTCTAGTCTTTTTACATTCCATATTCGCCCAGTTGCCAGAGCTTTTAGGTGGGTTATATGAATAAAAGCAAATTGAATCATCTCCGCCACGCATTAAAGACTGAAGGATTACACGAATTGGAACCATTCCCTCAAATTCGTCCACCTCTTCAAACCAAATGTATTTACAGAAGCCTTTTCTGAACTTAGTTGACTTAATTTTCTTTGGTTTGTCTGCTCCCCTAAACAATATCTTTTGTCCTGTCGGAATATATGTTAATGACATTGGACTAACCTTTTTATCCCAATACTTATCAACATTTAATATGTCAATTGCCCAGCATAACTGTTCATATACAGAATCTTTAAGCGTATCTTTTACTTTTCTTAACGCAACTGCATTAGACATTATTCCGTTCTTGCCATCGTCCATTATTCCAAGTATTATTTCAACCGCTACAAATGACGATTTAGTCGAGCCTCTTCCGCCTTTGAACCAATAATGAGAATATTTATTGTCAAATATATCCCAAAAAGCATCATTAAAAGATGGGGCTATTACATCAAGTAGGCTTACCGTTTCTTCTTGGGATGTCATATATAATTCTCACCCCTGTTTCACCGCTATGTTTTACTTGTTCGGTATAGAATCCAAGCAATTTACCTATGTTTTCATAGGCTTTATTTGCCCCGCCAGAATCAAATTTTAATAGTCCAGTTGGTTTACCGTTTCTATCAAATATCTCTTCTTCATCGAGGGACTTTTCCCCAATCTCTTCAAACTTTTTAATCAATCTTTCAATTGTCCAAACATTTTTTTCTTTTACTTCATCTTGTAATTCTGTTAACCTAGCTATAATCTCATTCCTTTTAGCTAATTTTGAAGCATTATTGTCTATTGTTTCATTCGTTGAAGCATCTTCCGGGAATGCTTGCTTCCATGCTTTGCGTTGTGAGAGTCCTGAGAATAAACCCTGCACAAACTTTTCTTCTTTTGCCGTTAATTTATCTTTCATTATCTCACCACCTTTACCATAATAATATTAGACCGCTTTGGAGAATCGAACTCCCGACAGACAGTTACAAGCTGTCTATTGCCTCCACGCAAGCGGATATGCTGCGAAGCGATGCAAAAAGCCCGCACATAATGTGACGGGCTGCTGCAATGTGAGCTACATAGGTGCATCGCATACGTTAATTGTAATGCGCAACGTTAATCGCATATATAAACTTTAATAATGTTTGAGCCTGCACGCCGAAGCAATGCAGGGTATAAGAAGAGAGGAGATAAAAGCATATAAAAAATAACAAACGGCCAATATCTGTTTATATCAGCCGAATGTTTTATGGGGGATAAATTTATTATTTTTTTAGTTTACCACATCATAATAATATCAAAAAACAATATGGACATACTAGGACATTTTAAAAATAGTTAAAAAACATTTTCAATCTATTAGCGGCTTTCAGAAATAATTGAATAAATTTTAAAATAATTGTGAAATATATATTGACGTATCATGATATATCATGCTAGAATTAATTATCAGGTTTTTCACTGAAATTATTGAAAAGGTGGTTGACGATTATGATTAATATTACAGAGAAAGTAACAGGAATGACATTTCAAGGGACAGAGAAAGAAGTTGAAATGTGGATAAACGTTATGAAGCAAGTTCACATGGGAAAGAATCTCCAGTTTGAAGAAGTTTTGCAAATGAGAGTTGTTGTTGACAAAATAGAGAATTTATTCATAAACACAGTATGCAGCGGTATAAGTGTACTCGAAGATTCTACCGACAACACCACAGGCAAAATACACATACAGATAGACGGTTTAGGATATACCCTCAGGGTTCGCAGGGACGAAAGTTATGACATGGATAGAGATATTGATTCAGAACTCAATGGACTTGATTATGATGATGCTAAGGAAATTCACGAAGTCAATTCAAATAAGATTGAAGTAGAGATGAATGGATGGGGTGGCGTAGATTGTCGCAAGACTTGTACCGAAGAAGAAAGAAAGGCATGTATCCATTTCGATTGTATGAGGGCGCATCCAAAAGATGTCGGTGGAGCTGGGGAATGTTTTAAACTTAAAGGCAAGACTATACCAAACCTTGTGTGGGATTCAGAAACAACTTCATATGTCACAGATACATCAAAGGTGACACAATGAAAAAATACAGCTATTACCTCGATGAAGCACAAATAGAGAAGGCTAAATCCCTGCTCGTACCGTATGAAAAAGAAGTTGACTTTGTAAGAACTGCCATTGACAACGAAATCGAGAAACGAAAAAATGACAAAAAAAAGGACTCAGCCGATTAAGCTGAGTTTTTTCTTTATGTAAGCCTATTCAAAGCCTGCCCATGCAACCTTGTAACATGCCGTATATCATATCCCATCCGCTCAGCCACTTCCTCCCATGTTAGTCCTACAATATACCGCCAAGTCATAACCTCATAATGCCGCACAATCTCGATAGACTCAATAATATTGCGTATATCGTCCAATAATGGTATCAACTTATCCTGCTCATTCTGTATATCCTGTTCCAGCCGTTCCAGCCTCTCGAAACTCGCCAGCATCATATCGCTTTTGTTTCCACCGCCTCCCCTCGGCATATCTGTTATTATCATACATTTCGGTGATTGCATCTTATTCTCTATGCGTTGGTATACCTCTTTTAATAAATCAATTCTATTGCAAATATCATTATATGACTTTAGCCTATCAATTTTATCACGATTCTTAGTGCGCATAGTTACCTCCATATTAATTTACGGTTTAAAGGGGTGTTGTATGATTAAAGGTCTATTTATATTACTTTGCTATTTTTATAGTTTTTTGGCTTGGTTTTGTAGCGTTGCGCTATAGTGTGATTGGATTGTTAGTATTATCTAAAATATCCACACTTAGATGCAAAATGTTTATATTTTTCACACTCTTCTTTTATTTTATCAATTTCTTTTTTCAATCGTTCTATCTCTTCCACAAAATCAACTTGTTTTGGTTCGGGTTCAATAATTGTCCATTTTAAACCGAAATCCTCTGTTGCTATTGCAAATTCCTGTTCATTTTGACCATCTCCACACCAACACAATACTCCATCATTAAAAGCAAGATAAGCTCCACAATCGTCTGAGTCTTTAGCCTTCCTTTTCGGATTCTCCAACAACATATCAATCATCTGTCCAGTAGTATAAGTTTTATCCATTATCATCCCATCCTCTCATCGTTCCGAATATGTTTTATCTGTGTTTTATTACCCTCTAAAATCAAATCTGACATCTTAACCTCAAATATATCACCCTGCGACTTAACGTTCAAAAAATAGCGGTTTTTGTACGTAACTGTGCCATCCAGATTCAAACATTTCTTACCCAACGGATATTTTAGCCTTACAGCATCGCCTACACTAAACGTGTTCCAATATCTTTTCAGCCTTGCAAGCTGTAGCCTTATATCGCTTTCCTTCCGTTCGTCCGCACTCGGCAAGTTCATCATCTTTTCCCGATACGTCATGCCATTTATTACCTCCGTTATACGATACCTAGCCACTTTATATTCCCTTGCTAAATTATAAAGCCTTTCTCCTTGCTCCGCTCTCTGTTTTATTTCCTGCTTCTGCGTCTCCGTAAATATTACATTGGCTGGTCTCATACTCAAACACCTCCGCATTAGTATTAGTTTCGATTACTACCAGTGGTACTTTTATACTGCGGTATTTCTGCATTAGCTTTCTCTGGCGTTTCCGCTCCTTCAACATACGCAGCCAGTCGTATTCTGCAAAGATTTCTTCTAGTTTCATAGCGTTTCACGCTCCTGTCATTTAATAAATGCCCCAGTCTTCCATTTTTCTTTTATATTTTTCGTACCTGTCCCACATTCTTTTATATATCCGCTCAAGCTTTATAAATAAGTGTCTTAACCTTAATTGTTCTTTTGGGTCACTTGCTATATGATAGTCCAATTTTGTTTCACACAACCAACTATGCAATTCGCTTCTCTCATTCATAACATCACGCTCCTTGTGTTTTTTCTTTGTATATACAACTTCCATCTTTGTTCGGTGTATGGCAATATTCATAATAGTTCCATTTACACTTGGTGCATCTGTCCACTTCCTCGCAATACTTCTTTATGCCGTCCCTCATTTTTAGTAATATCTTTCTCATGGCAACATCACGCTCCTTGTGTGTATTTGTTAAAACTCATATTCCATCGGTTCAAGCCTAATCTCAACGCACTCATTGTTTCCCCACTTCTTTTCAGCCAATACACTCACTATCTGCTTATCATCCAAAAACGCAATGCCGTTCAATGCGTCCATGCACTTGATTAAATTATCGCAATCTGGTTTGATTGTTGGGAATTTCATTTTGTTTGACTTAGGCTTAATAAACGTTGCAATAAATGTAAGCCTCAAAGGTTCTTCCAACGGCTTAAAATCGGGATAATCCTTCATAAAGCAAACTTTAATCCAATTCTCATAATTAGCCGTCTTTTCGGGTGTATATGTAGTCACATATTTTCCCCTACTTGCAAAGCGTGGTCTACCTTTTCCTGTTGGCTTGCCTGGCACTGTAAAAATTATCATCGTTTCAGCCTCCTACAATCCTAAAAATTTGACCTGCCTAAATCCTTCCAAGATTTCTTCTCTCGTCATAACATAATCAAGGTCTTTCATTTTCCCGATAAGCCCATTAAGATGATTGCAAAGTATCTGACAATCTAACGCCCTTTCCTGCTTTGTTTCTACGGTAATATCTGTGCGGTTGAAATATTCCTCGGCTCTGTTGTAGCTTTCAATTGCTTCGTTGTACTGCTTCATTGTCTGTAGCGTTGGTTGGTACATAGTAATCCTCCTTAGAATGGTAATATAAACGGCTTTTCTTCTTCCTTTGCTTTAACTGGTTCACGTTCCCATCCGTATTGTTTTAAAGCTCCTTGGCTTGGCATATATAGCCTTCTGCTCATATTGCAATATAGTAATCCCACCGTTTCCCTTGCTCC